CTGAACATCAACCTCTAATTTACCTACTCGGTGTTCCATAGCATCACCACCTTGGTTAGATTGCATCTAAATCCCCCTATGATTTCATAATTCATTGTGCTAAAGTGTATACCAACCTCTCACTCTCCCTATGAGGTGAGGGGCCAGAGGGAGCCTTTATCTCCCTCGTTCATCCATAATAAAAAGCGAACCCTTTAGGATCCGCTGTGATATGTTGATTCATGAGATGATATTGCATTATTTATCTGGTTTTGAACCCATGATTCTGTAGCGACATCAGATCCGTTTTCCTTCAACGCTCCCCACACATCTACTATTCCACCATCTACAACCAAACGATCACTCATAGCATAAATACGTCCGATAAAACCACCGCTTGATTCGTACAATTCCAATACCGGCTTCGTTTCCCATGCACCGCCAGCATTGAAATATTGGTTGTACAACTTCACGTAATCATTTTCATATGTTGAACGGATTTCTCCCTCTATCGTTGCGCTAGTGGCTGTTAGTTCACCATTATTATTTACTGTGAAAGTACCATTACCTAAGTCAAGAGAACCGGCAAGAATTTGAACTAAACCTTGGTCATCTACCACAAATGTTCCTTCACCTATATTTATCGTACCACCTACAAAGTCAGAAGCTTCAACTAATCCTGTAAACTTCGCATTCCCTTCAGTGTCGATGTAAACCACATCAGTATAATTCCCCTGACCATCACCTGATTGGATTGTAATACCTTCTGTGGCATTAAATATTGCTCTCGCTTTCTTATCACTACGTTCAGCAACGAATCCATTTTCAGGGCCAACGCTTACACCATTGTAAACAGAATCTTTTTGTACTTTCTCTTGTTGGATCACGGTTAACTCATCAGCTACCGTTTTGGTTCGATTGGAGAGCTCCACTTGTAAATTACGTTTGTCTTTCGGATCGTACTCTAATGAAACTACACGTAACTTAGCGTTAATCCCTAATTCATCATCAATCACTTGTTTATAATCGCCTAGTTCCAGAGATTCAAAGTCCTTCACATCTGCATATTCCTCTAGTTCAGCGATATTCGCAACATCAACTTCATAACTGATGATAGGATTGCCTTGTTCGTCTTTTTCACGCTTATCTATAGTCTTACGGATGCCTTTAAGATTCTTGCCTATTCTTAGTTGAGAGCCATTGTCTTGACCTCTGGAATTTAAAAGGGAAACCTCGTACCCGTTGTACGAAAGTTCCCCATTAAAAGCAGCTGCTATTTGTAATAAGATTTCACGTTTATTGGTGCGTTCATTAATGCTTATCGTTGAGCTTCCGCTTGGTTCTACCGTTCCTACTGTGAATGATGTATCTGTGAACAATGCAGTCAGGTGATCGGATACTGTACCACTGTTTGCGAAGTTATCTAATTCATCATCAATAAGCTGATAAGACACATGCTCACAGGATAAATTGTAGTATAACCCTTCTCCAGTATTTTCTGATTCAAATGTAGCTACCTGGAATCGGTTAGAAAGCTCAAATTCATCATCAGCAGTGATCGGCTTATCATCTTCAATAATCGCTGAAAAATCAAGCGTGTATTCTCCGTTAATTTCTTCTCGGATGGATGGTGATATTTCATCTATAAAAGAAGGATTGTTTGAAATTACTTTTAGCATGATTCACCTCCTAATAAAAAAGAGCCCAATTTTGGACTCTTGTGTTACGACGCAGTATGATCCGAATGTATTAAAAATTCACATTAACTACAAATGAAAAGTCTATAGGCAGTTGTCCGAATGAACCAGTTTCATTATTGTAATTGAATGTTACCAACAATTGTTTTAAAGAGGAGTCACTTATACCTGCTTTAATGTCTAGTGTAGGAATTATATTATCACCCACAAAGACAGAAGGTTTTAATTCCTGCATACAATTCCAATCTAAATCACTAAAACTGATACCTATCGCATCGTAGCCCAATCCTAACGATGTGTTTAAGGTGACTTCTTGATTAGGAGATGTGTTCAGAACGCTCCATGTATCCCCTGCATCTGAGGTTTTAAGGGTTACCCAATATTTTGTCGAAGGTCTAAATTCATTTACCGGATCAAATGTGAAAATAAAATCAACATCTCTAACTGCATAACCAGCCTTATGATACTTTTCGACTCTTTCCTCTGTAAGTAATTCTGGTGAAGACCCGAATTCAGGTTGAATAACAATGTTACCACCTACAGATTTCGCTATTTCAATTTCATCTTCTGCAACAGTCGAATCAATATTACTCTTAACACTTAACCAAGTATTAGGCATTTTATTACGTGCGTATTCCAATGCACTTTTATCTGATTCTATTACTACCGCTTGATGAAGCATATTCAACTTTGATAATTTCTCAGAAATAATATCTATTACAAGTTCACTCTCATCATCTTTAATATCTAAGAAAGGGACTAAGTTAAACTCATGGCAAATAGATAGAGCCTCATCTATTGTCGGTATTTTTAAAGGTTGCTCATACAATGACGCTCTACTTGTAATATCAAATGCTTTTATTTCATCAGTTGTGTATTCCCTAACAAGTTTTCCTTCTGTCTCAGTAGTCCAACTTGTTAAATCAGCGTCATGTCGTAACACTAAATTATTATCAGCAGTTAAACGTAGGTCGAATTCAACCCCCCATGCTCCAGCCAACTTGGACATTTTTATAGCTTCAATAGTATTTGAAGGAGCATTCCCCATTTTTCCAGTAATTCCAACGTATTTTTTTCCAACGCCTAATATATCGAGTGAAGTCGTATTTATTTTTTCTTTGAGATTTTCGTTAAGGATTTGCTCATCTATCCTGAATTCACCTATAGAAATCCGCAAGATTTGATCAATGTTTAAAATCTCACCATCTGACATTGAATTATCATCTATTCTGCCCACAACGATATGATAACTTTTTTCACTATCATACGGCAAAGAAACTAGAGAAGTTACCCACCCCGTCTCGTTAACAAAAGTATTATTTTGGTATGTGAAAACTGAGAATTTGTAGTTAGAATTTAATGAGGTGACTTCAGCTTTTTCATTAAAATTAATAACGTCAACTGTTCTGAATCTGTTGTTACCACCTGATTTTTCACCTGTCACCCCCGATATACCACCTCGTTCCCATTTGGGATTCAGTAAATCTTTCACCCCGTATTTGAATAAAGGAGAATTTGCAATATTATTCCCAAACTCATTTGTCAATTCATTTTCTACTTCTTTGACTTTCCTGGATAAAAATCTGTTTTCACCCAAACTCTCCATTCCGTCAAACCAATTATTAGAGAAATATGAAAGATAAAACGCTTCAAACTCTTTTTTTGTCGGTTCGTATCCAGATCTGAAAGTTTTAGTTAGGTTGATAGCCATAAAGTGTTTGTATTCAACAACGGCACCATTTTGTGTATCCTCATCAGGGAAAGTAACTATTGTCTGAACAAATGGATTAACAGAAGTTGTTGTTAATGTGATAATTCCACTAAGCGTCACATATTCATCAGAAGGTTCTTTTTGCGAAACTCCCAGATCCATTTCGGCTGAAATGTCTCTGTAATTTAAAAATATATTTGTAGCCGTGCTAGGTGCTTTGATTTTACCAACGATATAATATTTCGTTCCAGAAGGTACGTTACTGGGAAGAGACCCATAAGGCTGTATGACTTGCAAAGATGTCCCTGTACCCAATCCAGTTGCAATAAGCGTGTTATCAGTAGCAGATATTTCTCCATAAGAACCGTTATGTTCCCATCCAGTGGTGCCTTCACTAAAATCACCGTTTTCCACTTCATTCGTAGCGTTAAAATCAATTACTTTCTCTATTTCCTCCAACCTATTACGTAATGTAGAAAAAGTCTTGTTTTTAACACCCGATACATGAGCATCAGTTACCTCTGCATTAGCGTCTCCGCTTTCGATAACCAATTCATCAATTCGCTTATTAGTGGAATCAACGCTGCTTCTACACTGGAGTCTCCTTCTATAACGACCTGGTCTAATTGTTCCTGGGTTCGTACTGACTTTGTATTTGAGGATTCTGCAATTTGTTTTGCTTCATCAGCTGTCGTGTTTGCGTTATCAGCTGCAGTTTTTGCGCTATTCGACTGATCAATCGACTGATTAATCTTTTCATATGCTTCAACCGATCTGTCGCTTGGATTAAGCTTAGGTGTATCTGCCATGGTATCACCTCTCTATAAATACTTTGGTTTCATTTTAAAGTGTATATCTACGTTCATATTCGTTCCTGAAACATCAACGTCATTGTCACCAGTAAGCAGTTCGATAAAGTCACCACTCATGCTATTTAGATAGTTAACTCCATCTTTCTTCACAATCCATCGGTCACAATCCACTTCAATCACACCGGAAAATTGACCAAAAGAAAAACTCTCTCCATTTGAGGAAAGAGTCAAACTGTCTGCTGATCCATCTATTTCAATGACAGGTCTTATTGCAACTGTACCGAAGTTATCAATGATCAATGTCGTATCACTTGTTACCGTAAACTCATAATCTCGGTCAGCACGTAAATCAGATTGCATTGGATAATCATCAGCAAGCGTAAAGTTTTTCGTTTCGTCAGTGAATTCAGCCATCGGATCAAATGCAGTTAAGGGTAATGTGAATTCAGCTGTTTGCAAGAGTCTGTTCACTGGAACATTTCCGCTATAACGTACCCAATATTGTTTATCAGGCTCATGATCAAACGTGAGCTTCACTTTCTTGGGTTTACCTTTACGATCTAGTAAAACGCTCATGAATTCCCTTAGAGTTCGTTGGATTTCGTGTCTGTCGTAATTGATATACCCTATCGGGAATTCAAAATTACGGTTTCCGTAATCACTACCAAAGTAGTAGGATCCATCATCACCAACCATTTGAGCAGTGTAATCTCTTGTTTCAGGGAAAGGGTGACTATGACCTGTTAACGGAATTAATCCCCATGTTGATAATGGTTGATCATCTAATTTAATCATTAGTTATTCACCCCTAACGCCCTTTTTCTGCCTTGAGTAATGTTATAGAATTCTCTACCTAATTTCTTAATATCATTATCATTACGGATGGTGATATTAGCTCCATCAAACATACGTTCAAAGTTCATAGCACCTTTACCTGCTGATCCACCTGAAGCATTTACATTTGCGTTTGGTACATTAGGTACTGCTGATTGCGCCATTTGTTCGCCAGCTCGTTTAACTCGTCCACCCATGGACTTCATACCTACCTCTAAACCTTCTCCAGTGTACTCACCAATCTGTTTAAATACTTTAGATGGTGAATTGATGCCTAGAAGGTTTTTCGCTCCACTTATTGCACCATTCACCGCATTTTTAGCAGCATTCGCAATATCAGAAGCTTTATCCTTAATTCCATTCACCATTCCATCCATGATGTTCTTTCCGATTTCTCGTAGGTCAATGTCTTCAAAAAAGTCCATGACTCTACCCCAAATGTTTTCAATCGTTGTCCAGATATTATCCATTTGGTCAGATACCGCTTCTTTCATACCTTCAAAATCGCCAGTTAGTAGTGACTTCACAAATTTCAAGCTGTTCTTAAAGCTGTTTTCGATGAATCCCCAAACATCCTTGATAATTCCCCAAGCCATGTTGAAGTATTTATCTACAGCGTTTTTCATCTGCTTAAAGTCTAACCCTAACTTATCAGAGATCCATTTGAGCGAAGCATAGAATATATCTTGGATGCCATCCCATATCTTTTTAATCATGCCTTGTATAAGCTCCATTTGCTTTTCGCCCGCTTCACGCATACCTTCAAAGTCACCAGTAAATAGCGAAGTTATGAAGTCTAATGCGTTCTGGAATGATTTCTTAATGAATTCCCAGACTTCATCAACCATAGCCTTAAACCAATCTAACTTTTTGTATGCTAGTACAAAGCCAGCGATTAATAATCCAATAGCAGCCACAACCCCGGCTATAATTCCTATAAGTGGAGCTAATCCTATGCTTAATGCACCTGCTATGGATACCAGGCTACCGATTGCAGATATAACTACACCAATAACCATAATTAACGGGCCTATGGCCGCTGCAATACCAGCTATAATTAAAGCCACTTTTTGACCTTGTGGACTAAGATTATTAAACCAATCAACCAATTGACGTACTTTGTCTGTGATTTTAGTGACAATAGGTGCTAACGTTTTTCCTAATTCAGCCATAGATTGCTGAAAGTTTGCTTGGCTTTTACGGGATTCTACGAGCTCTTTATTATTCTCACGGTACTTTTCATTCACATCTGAAAGACCTGTTTCCGCTAAAGTTTGAAGTACATAGTTTTGAGCGTTACCATTTTCCGCTGCTTTCGCTAAACCTTCGTTAAACGTATCTAAATCCATTCCCATACGCTCTAGGATTTCAGCAAATGGCCCGATTGCTTTACCTGTCGCCAGGGTTTCTTGCAACCCATCAGCCATACCTTCTATTTTCATCGTGTCAGGGAACTTAACTACAGCACCACTTAACGCATTGACCGCTTGTGTCATACCTTCTTCATCAAATCCAGCAGCCATTAAGTTTGAAAGAGCTTCAACGTTTGCATTCGCATCCTCATTGACTCCTGATAGTTCAGTAAGACGTTTTTTCATTTTATCTGTGCTTAGTTGAGCGTTTTCAGCGTTAGTTTCAAGTCGTCCTAACGTTTCACGGAATTCCTCTGTACTTTCTGTAACAGCAAACATGCCACCAATAATAGGCGCTGTCATAGATGCAGTCATAGTACCGCCTACGTTTTTAGCACTTGAACCGATGCCCTTCATTTTGCTACCCGTTTCTTTGGCAGCTTTCCCAAACTTGTGCATTTTGCTAGTTGATTCATGCAACTTCTTTTCAAAGTGATCTAATTTACTTTCAGTTTCAACAATCTCTCTCTGGAACGCATTATACTGTTGAACATCAATCTTACCTTCTTTGAATTGCTTATCTACGTCTTTTTTCGCTTTTTGTAGTTGATCTAGTTTATCTGATGTATTCTCCACTTGATCAGCTAGAATTTTTTGTTTCTGTGCAATAAGATCACTGTTACCAGGGTTAAATTTTAAGAGTTTATCAACGTCTTTAAGTTCCGACTGTAAATCTCGGCTCCGCTTATTAACTCCTTTGAGCGCCTTATCTAATCCTTTGGTTTCACCATCAAGTTCAATCGTAATACCTTTTATTCGCTTGGCCATGACTTCACCTCCTATTTAAAGGCATAAAAAAAAGCACCCTAACTGGATACTTGATAACTTTAGAAAAAATCCATATCTTTCTGAGTAGCTTTCTTAGTTTTCTTTTCTTCTGATCCGTTTTGCTTAACGTACTCTTCAATAAAATCTAAGCACGCCCCAAAAGTCATATTTTCAATATCATGATAATCCAATCCAACCATTTTACATGTAACTAAAAGGGAATCGGCGGTGAGTGGTTCACCCTCCGACTCCCCTTTATCTACTTTTTTTTAGTTTGTAACGACTTCTCGATCAATTCCTGTAATTCCGGGAATATATCCATAATCGGAAATGTGTCAAAACTATCAAACCAAGTATCAGGATCAGGAATTTCTGGATCAGCTGTTTTAGCTAAAGACCAAGCTATGTTCTCAAATACAGAAAAATCAATCACTTGTAGTGTTTCTCGGTCAAGATCATCTGTACTTAATCCTTTTTGTTGCAGTTCCATTAAGGGTGCCATCTTCATTAAATCAGCAAATAAATCTGATCCGAATTGGTTACGATAGCGACGTGCTGTACCACCTGTTGATTTAAATTTAACTTGTTTTTCATCAATCGTTAATGTTTTTTCCAATCAGATCACCCTCCTATGCAGTTGTGAAGTTCGTTACACTATTTTGTTCTAGGCTGTTGCCAGCAAGGTCTTTTACATTCATGGTAGCGATAGCTGTATAATCTGTTGCCGCTGCAAGGTCAGAGTCAGGTGTGAATGTAACCTCTGTTTGATCAGAGTTAAGGGATAGAGCACCATCCACTTGTACTCCTGCATCATCGTTAAGGAAGAAGTTTGCACCTGTAACATCAGCTTGACGGATTGCTTCAGAGAACGTCCATACAATATTAGTCGTAACCGCTACTGCTGTGTCGCTATCTGCTGGGCTTGTTGTTACTGTTGGTGGTGTTGTGTCAGCGTTTGGTTCGTATACTGCATCGTACCAACCATCATAAACTGATTGTGTCGTATTTACAGTCGTTTTCGTTTTAACCGCTTTATCTGTTTCACGTGGGCTAGAGATAAATGTTAACTCATTAGCGTTAGGCTCAACAGATCCCGTTTTAGTAGATGAAGAAACAGTAGGACGATTCGCTGTGCAATTATATAGCACGTGGCGTGTCGCTTTTTTATCTCCATCAAATTCAAATAGTAAAGCAAAGTTTTTCGGCTTTGCGTTTGTTTTCTCGGTTAGTACATTATCAGCACTATCCTTTTCCTCACCTAATACCTCTACTGCAAACTGTTCAGGAATGTTCGCTACAGATAATGTACCGTCATACCCTTGGTTATTTTGCGCTGAATAGAAAAGCATATCATCAGCATAGAATTCGGTCATATCTCCACGTGGTTCTAAGGATAATTCCACGCCACCAGGCATAGGGAAAGGTGTATCATAATCTACAACACCATTAGATTCCGTAAATGGTGCGACATGTACATTTTTTAATCCAAAAGTCACTTTATTTCCACTCATTTATATCACTCCAATTTCATAAACTTTTTGAAATAATTGTTCGGTTTCTATGAACGTTTCCGTCGTGTCATAAGGAATGTCGTTCTGATCTAACACATTTTCAAGCGCTTGTTCCGCTTCTAAATCTTTATATTCGGTATATAATTCAACTTGAGCATTCTGAATCTTGGCATAGGACTTATTATCTGCGTGAAAATTAGAAGAAAAAGCGACTAAATACATGATATAAGGTGGATTGGGAGGGCTGTTAAAGTGCGAATAGGCTACAGGATAGCCTGATTGATCTAATAAACTTTTTAATTCAATTAATGTCACCCTCGAATCACCCTTTCTGCTCGTTCTACAAAGTTATCAACCGCTTCTTGCTCAACTGGACGAATGTGAGGTTCACCTGACACCCGACCACCATTACGCTTAGCGTGTCCGTATTCTAGTAAGTGTGTAAGCTGATAATTGGTTTTGTTATACACTATATATCCAGAACCACTCTTTTTAGCTCTCCAACCTTTTGCATAATCACCAGTTAATTTAGGACTTTCAATTTTAAGAGTTTTCACCGCTTCTTTTGCTATATCTTTTTTTGCATCTTCTAGTCCTTCAGTTACATCGTTTGTATAATCTTGTAAGGCTTTGTTTATTTCTTTAACTAGATCATCCATCAGAAATCACCTTCTCACATGTCAGGCGCATTTTTTCACCATTCTTTTGAGTACGAATGATGCGATATTCCGTACCTTCATGCGTGAGCTTGGTTTCATTCTGATATTCAAAGGAATAAATCTCGAATTGTTTTTCGGGTTTTAAGCCTTGGGCCGCTGCATCATAAAATTCAGAAGAACTTACACCAAATTCATTTGCAAATATGGTTCGTGGTATTTCCGTTTCAATCTGATTACCTAGTGGATCTGTTGCATACGTGACAGTTAAAAGGTCAATCACTTCATTGTGTCGCATTGTAATCACCAGCTAGGCTTAAATGTTGTTTCAGCATTTCATAAGATCGTTGGAATCGTTCAGCATCCGGGTTATCGTAACCGAATTGCGCTTTGCAATAGGTTGTAATGGCACGTTTTACAAGAGCATCTGTATCATCGTTAGCGTTAACAGAAGAAACGCCCGACTGTTGTAGATCCAGTCGAGCGCCATCTATTAAATCTTGTACTTCTGTATCAAAGGCTGTATT